GGTCGCGAGCCTCAGGGCCTAAAAGAGTTCACCAGTCGCAGCTGGTGTCGATCCACAGGCGCATGCCGCCGAGCTGCCCGGCCGAGCCCTGACGGACGAGGCAGGCGGCGAAGGCGCCACGGAACGCCTGGAACGGGGCCTCGGCGGAGGACAACAGCGCCGAGGTCCCCACCGAGCCGGCGGCCTCGACGGCGCAGGCCTGGGCGCCGGCCATGACCACGGGCGTCAGCGGGCGAGGGGCGCGGAACTCGGCGACCATCTCGCCGTGGCGCAGGTAGGCGGCGGTGCGGCTGGAGGTGTCGGCGGTGTGGAGCATCCGCGCGCTGCAGCGCTCGGGCGCCAGGGCGGCGGCCCACACGCGGCCCGACGGATCCCAGGTGATCTGGGTGCGGACGTCGAACGTGGAGGTCTTGGACGGCGCGGCGAGCGCCTGGCCGCCGAGAAGGGGGCCGCCGATCAGGGCCAGGCCCAAACTCATTGCGATCTGAAAACGCCGCACGATTCCCGCCCCCAATACCCGAGGCGCAGCGAACCTTAGCCGGGGGACATAGTCAACGCGTCGTTAAGCATGTTTGTGATGTTCGCATTTTGTTCTTGACAAACGCGCGCGTTTTGAGGTAGGTTTATGTCACCGTTGATCAGTTCGCCTCGCGCCTGACGGCGGGTTCCGGATACCCGTTTTCTGCGGCCGTTGAGCCGTCTCGCCGCGCGGGCTTTCTCGCGGTTCGGCGCCATCCTCCAAACCTGGAGTTCCCATGCCTCTCGACACCCGTGACCGCGACCCGCAATGGGGCGCGGGCTTCCGCATGAGCACTGAAGAGCGCGAGGCCGAGCGGCTGCGCAAGGAGGCCGCCGCGCGCGACGCCTATGCCGCCGATACGCGGCGGATTGCAGCTGGCGCCCAGGGCCTAGCGGGCGAGCCCGACGCGCCTGTGGACAAGCTTAAGCAGGCGATGGCTGAGCCCGCCCGCGATCCGGCGCAGGATCTGTTGGACTTGATCGCCAAGGCCGAGGTGAAGGGCCATCCAGTCAGCTACGACACGACTTACAACTTTGGGCGCAACGATCCGCCGGGCTTCGACAAGCCGGTTTCGCAGATGTCGTTCGATGAACTGGATCGCTTCCAGACGGGATTGCGAAAGAGCGCGGGCAATTCACCCGCGGGGAAGTATCAGGTCAATCAGGCCACCCAGCGCGACCTTCGCAACCAGTTGGGCCTGAAGGGCGACGACATCTATTCGCCGGAAGTCCAGGAGCGGATGGGACGAAAGCGCCTCGAGCAGGCCCAGTTCGACGATTTCGTAGCTGGCCGGATCAGCGAAGATACGTTTCGGCAGCGAATGCATGACGCATGGCCATCAATTCCGCTGAAGGGTGATCGGTCGCTGAAAGGGCAACCTCTTGGCGCGACCGACGCGGAGGTGGAGGCGATCCTGTCGAAGGTTCGTCCGGTCAACGGGGCTTCAGGGCAGACCCGCCGCTAGGATAGTCTTCAATGGAAAATGGATCCCATGTGATCTCTTCGAAGCAATACGTTCGCTCAAAGTCCATGCAGCGCGTCGTCACCTCGGCGAAACGGCCCGAGGGCTCGTGCCGGTAGAGGAAGGCGCAACGCGTGTGCATGCCCATCGAGCACGACATCATCTCGGGCAACTCTATGCACATGGTCTCGTCGCCGGCCCCTTCAGCGGGACACCATCCGGCTTCCATGGACGGTCCGCCGCCGTAGAGTTTGCGGGTGAGGACCCGCTGGGGAATGAACCCTTTGGCGATCAGCTGCTTGCGGGCTTCGCGGTAGGGCGCGCCTGAGGCGATTTCTGGTAGTGTGACTGAGGCGGGCGGCGCGTTTTGTGGCTGTGGCCAGCAGGCGGCGACGCAAATCGACAGCGCAATGATCGCAGGTCGTAGCATTCGTGACACTCTGACGCCGAGCGAGGTTGGCCGACTATATGTTGGCATTTTGTTCTTGACAACGCGCGCGTTTTGAGGTAGGTTTATGTCACCGTTGATCAGTGCGCCTTAGCCCCTGACGGCGGCTCCTCGAACATCCGTCCGTGGCCCGTCGAGGGTCGCCTTTCACCCGCCGGGCATGGGCTCGCGCGGGCGCTCAGCTATGGGGCTTCATCCTTGTCGAACGACGATCTGATCCGCGAGGCGCGCGAGGTGTTTCAAGCCGCCGCCGACGCTGAAGCCGAGAACCGGCGCGACGCCCTGGACGACCTGCGGTTCGCCAGGCTGGGCGAGCAGTGGCCGGACAAGGTGCGGCGCGACCGTGAGCTGGAGGGCCGGCCGACCCTGACCATCAACCGGCTGCCGGCCTTCATCCGGCAGGTGGTCAACGACGCGCGGCAGAACAAGCCGGCGATCTCGGTGCATCCGGTGGACAGTGGCGCCGACCCCGAGACGGCCGAGGTGTTCAACGGCCTGATCCGCCATGTGGAGCAGTCGAGCGACGCGGAGGTCGCCTACGACACGGCGCTGGATTTCGCGGTGACCTGCGGGCTGGGCTATTTCAGGATCAACACCCGCTGGGCGGCCGACGACGGCTTCGACCAGGACATCGCTATCGAGCGCGTGGCCAACCCGTTCTCGATCTATGGCGACCCGGAATCGACCGCGGCGGACTCGTCGGACTGGAACACCGCCTTCGTGGTCGACACCGTGGCCCGCGCGCAGTTCGAGGCGCGCTGGAAGGGCGCCGATGCGGTGGACTGGGAGGGCGAGAGCTACGGGTCGCTGGGCGGTCCCTGGCTGGACGGCGACCGGGTGATGCTGGCCGAGTACTGGCGGCGCGAGCGGGTAGAGAAAACCATCCTGGCGCTGTCGGACGGGCAGGTGATCGAGGAGGCCGCATACGCCGCCCAGAAGCCGATGTTCGACGCGCTGGGGGTGAAGCCGGTGGGGCGCCCGAGGAAGGTCGGCGGGCACAAGGTGACGCAGCGGCTGATGACCGGAGCCGAGGTGCTGGAGACCGTCGAGTGGGCGGGCCGCTACATCCCGATCGTGCCGGTCTATGGCGAGGAGCTGATGGTCGAGGGCAGGCGCCGCTTACGCAGCCTGGTTCGCGACGCCAAGGACCCGCAGCGGATGTTCAACTACTGGCGCACGACGTCCACCGAGCTGGTGGCGCTGGCGCCCAAGGCGCCGTTCATCGGCCGCAAGGGCGCGTTCGACACCGATGCCGCCAAGTGGGCGACGGCCAACGTCCAGAGCCACGCCTACCTGGAATATGACGGCCCCGAGCCGCCGATGCGGCAGGGCTTCGCCGGCGTGCCGGCGGGCGCGCTGCAGGAGGCGATGAACGCGTCCGACGACATGAAGTCGATCATGGGGCTGCATGACGCCAGCCTGGGCGCGCGGAGCAACGAGACCTCGGGCCGGGCGATCATGGCCAGGCAGCGGGAGGGCGACGTCTCGACCTTCCACTACATCGACAACCTGAGCCGGGCGATCCGGCATGCGGGCCGCATCCTCCTGGACCTGATCCCCAAGGTTTACGCGACGCCGAGGGTGATCCGCGTGCTGGGGCCGGACGGGTCGGCGAAGAACGTCGGTGTGGCGCCCGGGGGGCAGGCCAGTGGGCAGGAATTTGGGCAGCTGAAGGCGGTGAGCCGGATCCACGACCTGGGGGCCGGCAAGTACGACCTGACGGTGCGCTCAGGCCCGAGCTTCACGAGCCGACGCGAGGAGGCGGCGAGCCAGATGATCGAGCTGATCCGCGCCTATCCGCAGGCCGCCCCGCTGATCGGCGACCTCCTGGCCCAGAACCTGGACTGGCCGGGCGCCGACCAGATCGCCGAGCGGCTTAGCGCGATGGTTCCGGCGCCGGCCAAGGGTTCGCCAGAGGCGGATCAGGCCAGGGCGCAGCTGCAGAAGCTGGGCGAGGCGCTGGCGCAGGCGAGACAGCAGATCGAGGCGCTGAAACAGGACCGTAGCCACGACGCCCGCAAGCTGGAGATCGAGGCGTTCGAGGCCGAGACCAATCGGCTGCGGGCGATGCGGGGGTAGGCAGCGCGCGGTGAAGCGGCCGAGCCAGAGGCCTCGGCAACCCAGTGCGCGGCCCGCGCACATCATCATCCATTTCTAAGGAGCCTCGAATGGCTGAACTCAACACGACCCATGGGTCGGCGTCGTGGCGGGCGATCACGCCCAGCGACGCCACGGAATTCGCACCGCGTGAGACGGCCGACGGCGGCGTCTCGCGGCCGCGCGCGCTGTGGATCGGCGTCGGCGGAAACCTGGCGATCAGCGACGCGGCGGGCCGGAGCGCGACGTTCAAGAACGTCGGCAGCGGCACGCTGCTGCCGGTGCAGCCCAGCAAGGTGCTGGCGACCGGTACGACCGCCACCGACATCGTCGCGCTGTACTGATGCGGATCGGCGTTCATATCGGCCTGGCCGGCGGGAGCGGGGCCGGCTTCGAGCCTGACGCCATCGTGGCGCTCGACTTCGCGTCGGGCCGCTATCGGGTCGGCGCTGGCGGGGCATCGACGCCGGACCTGGCAAGCCTGCCCGGCCTGACGGTGTCGCGGGCCTCGCCGGCGATCTCCTACGCCGAGACGGCGGCGGGCGGCCTTGCGCCGTTCGCCGCCAATGTCGCGCGGATCACCGACAGGGGGCTGCTGGCCGAGGAGGGCCGGACGAACCTGATCACCAATTCCCAGGCGTTCGGAGCGTGGACGTTGTCGGGGGGCGCAGCGATCAGTTCCGACGCCGTCGCCGCGCCCGACGCGACGTTGACGGCGGATACCTGGAACGGCTCGGGCGGCCTGGAGAGCAATCAGGCGACGGTGGCCGCCTCGAGCGCCTACGCCAGCTCGATCTACTTCAAGGCCGGCACGGCGACGAGCTTCGACGTGACGCTGCAGAACCGCCCGGCGTTCGCCCAGACCGTCACGGTGCGGGTGAATGCGGCGACGGGAGCGACCTCGAACCTCGCCGGAAACTCCGCGTCCGTCGCGGTCGATACGCTGGCCAACGGCTGGTTCCGCCTGCGGCCCACGGGATCGACGCCGGGCGGCGCGACGGGGCACGTGATGATCCTCAACACCTGCGACGGGACGCTGCATCTGTGGGGCGCGCAGATGGAGGCGGGCGCCTTCGCGACCTCGTACATTCCGACGACGTCGGTGGCCGTAACGCGCTCAGCCGACGACATCGGCCTTGCGGGAAACTGGGCCGCGCCAACGAGCGTCTATGCCGAGTGGGACCAGACCGATGCGTTCTCGACGTACCGGGGCGTGTTCGGCCTGGCGGTCGCGGCGTCCCCGACCGCGAACAGCGCCGAGGTCTATCAGGCCAATTCCGCGGCGGCCTTCGTAGAAGTCTCGTCTGGCGGAGGCACGCAATCCTCCATGAGCAAGCCGGTCATCGCCGGCCGCAATAGGCTGGCGGCCCGCTTCGCGACGAACGACGTCAACCTGGCGATCAACGGCTCAGCGGCGACGGCCGACACCGTCGCGACCGTTCCGACCTGCGACCGGCTGGCGATCGGGGCCAATCGGAACCTCGCGCTCAAGCTCAACAGCTACCTGCGCTGTCTCGTCGTCTATCCCTGGGCGATCAGCGACGCCGACCTGCAGACCCGCACCGCCTGATAGGCGAGCCGATCCAATCCGCGCTGAAGCGCGCCAACCCCAAGGACATCCATGGAAGACCAAGATCCCACCGCGATGGGCGACGAGCCCGCGCGCGCTGAAGACCTCGCCCTTGAAGCCGAGGCAGGCGAGGGCGCGCCGCAAGACGAAGAGCTGTTCGAGATCGAACTGGACGGGCAGGTCTATGCCGTCCCGGGCTCGCTGAAGGGGGCGTTCCTGCGGCACGCGGACTATACGCGAAAGACCCAGGACCTGGCCGAGCATCGGCGCTCGGTCGAGGCCGAGCGGGCGGCGGCGGCGGCGGATCGCAAGGCTTGGGCGCAAGCCTCCAACGACCGGGCGACGCTGGCGGCGCTGGACCATCAGCTGGAGACCTATGCGGGCGTCGACTGGCAGGCGTTCGCCCGCGCCGAGCCTGAGCGGGCCAAGGCGCTGTGGGCGCAGTTCCAGCAGACCCGCGAGCTGCGCGGGGACTATGCCCAGGCGCTGAGCCGCCACGAGTCCCGGGCCGAGATCGAGGCCGCGCGCGAGGCGGCCGAACAGATGGCGGCGACGGGCCGGCTGTTGAGCCAGGAGATCGACGGCTGGTCGCCGGAGACGGCGGGCAAGCTGGTGGCCTATGCCGAGGCGTTCGGGGTGACGCCGGACGAGCTGGCGCAGGTAGCCGACGCGCGGCTGTGGAAGCTGCTGCACAAGGCCTGGAAGGCCGACGAGGCGGCGCGTGGCGAGACCGTGGCCCAGGCCCAGGCGCTGCGGCCGGCGGTGCAGGTGACGGGCGGCGCTGCCGGCGCCGGCGGCGTGCGCGACGAGCTCGGCACCAAGGAGTGGATGCGCCGGCGGAATGAACACACGCAGCGGGGTCGGTGATGCCGGTCGAGATGATGGACGCCCTGCGTGGGCGGGCGAACAAGGCGATCGCTTCGAACGCCGCGATCCTGGAGAAGACGCCGCCCGAGAAGCAGTGGTGGAACCTGGCGGCGAAATACGAGGCGGCAAAGCGGATCAAGGGCGAGATGCTTCGCGTCCCTGGGCATAACAATGCTGGCGACGCGTTCCGCCACGCTGAACTCTCGCGACGCCTAGCGGATGAGATCGATCCACTGACTTCGTACGTGGCCGGCGTGACGCACGAGATTGACAACAGCATTCCGGCAAGCTGGGTCCCGTCGGCGCCAGACCCCGCGAGCCGGCTGGCGCCGATGTTGGAGCCGCTACATCGTCACGCCATGCAGAACTGGCACGGACAAGGCCTGCCTGAGACGATGATGGATCTCCGCAACAATGCTGAGGGTCGCCGCGCCGCCAGTGAGGGGCGCGTGGTCGATGTCCATCGCCTGCAGCTTGGCAGGGACGCCGCGCCGCCGACCGGTGCGCCCTATGTCACGCGGCGCTAGCGCGATCCTTGCGGAACTTTAGGTTCCTTTTTTGTTCCGAGCAGCCTAGCTTGCGTCCAGGCTTCACGGCGATTGCGGGATCAACGCTTCCATGATTGCGCCGATTCAACACGGCAAGGACTTCCTGAAGGGCTTTCTCGTCGCGCTGACGCTGAGTTTGATCGGCGTTGTGGCGGCATGGGTCATCAATGCGCTGTTGCCTGACCCGGAGCTACGTCCGAATGGGAACGCGATGCAGCGCGTCTCTGGATCCTCGGCCTCAAAGGCGGGAGCGATCTCGATCGTCGTGACTGGGCCTGATCTGGAGATCCGCCAGCAATGCCGCGACGTCTGCGACGACCTGAGCTGGGATGGAGGCGGTCGTGAGGTCCAGTTCAGGAAGTTGACTATCCCCGGAGGCCCGCAATGAACGTGAAGCTGGGTCTCAACGGCTTCACCGCCGGCCTGATCGTCGGCGTGGCGTTGCTGTCCGGAGCGGGCAGTCAGCAGTTGCGGAAGCCGGAGCCATTCGGTGTCGAACTGACGGCGAGCGGGTCGGACATGAGCCAAAGCGGTGTCACCGACCTGACGGTGACCCGCAATGACGGCGCCGCGCGGGTTCTCGCCCAGCGCTGCAATGGGGCCTGTGACGATGTTCAGCTGAAGATGAAGGCGGCCAACGATGGCGTTGAAATCAAGGCGCAGGACGCCTCGGGCCGTTGCGTGGCCTGCACTCACGATAGACTGTACGTGACGCACGAGTTCACCAACCAGGTCGCGATCCTGGGCGCGGAGAAACTTGAACTGAGGTGGACGGTCGTTCACGACGATTGATCTGCCGTTTTTCAACTCTAGGGCTTGCCCTCCACGTCTCGTGGAACACGGCTGAAGGCCTGACCTAAATCCCCATTCGCCGCCGCCGGCTCGGACCGGCCGCCTCCGAGCACGCGCATCCGCGCCTCGGACGCCTTCGCGCGGCTCCTCAAACCTCAAAAGGACAGCGATGCCCAATACCATCCTGACCGCCACCGCGGTGACGCGGGAGGCGCTGCGCGTGATGCATCAGAAGCTCAACTTCGTGGGCTCGATCACGCGCGAGTACGACGACAGCTTCGCCCGCCAGGGCGCCAAGGTGGGCGACACCCTGAAGGTGCGCGTCCCCAACCAGTACGTGGTGCGGACCGGCGCGACGCTGGCCGCCCAGGACACCACCGAGACCTCGGTCGACCTGAAGGTCCAGACCCAGAAGGGCGTTGACCTGAACTTCACGTCGGTGGACCTGACGATGAACCTCGACGACTTCTCGGAGCGGATCCTCGAACCGGCGATGAGCGTGCTGGCGGCCAATATCGAGGCCGACGCCATGAGCATGTACCGGGACGTGTTCAACCAGGTGAGCAACACGGGCCAGCCGGCGAGCTTCGCCAAGGTGCTGCAGGCGCGGAAGGTGCTGGTCGACAACCTTGCCCCGCTGGCCGGGCGGACCTGCAACCTGAACACCCAGGACAACGTCGATCTGGTCGACGCCCTGAAGGGCCTGTTCAACGACAAGGCGGCGCTGACCAAGCAGTACCGCGAAGGCTACATGGGCCGGACCGCCGGGTTCGACTTCATGGAGAACACCCTGTGGCCGAGCCATACGCCCGGCGCCCGGGGCGGGACCCCGCTGATCAATGGCGCGACGGCCGACGGGGCGACGTCTGTCGTCATCGACGGCCTGGCGACCTCGATCGCGGGCTGGGAGAAGGCCGGCACGACGTTCACGATCAATGGCGTCTATCGGGTGCACCCGGAGACCAAGCAGTCGACGGGCGTGCTGCAGCAGTTCGTGGTCGCCGCCGACTTCAGCTCGAACGGCTCGGGCCAGGCGACCGTCAGCATCGCGCCGGCCATCGTCGCCTCGGGCGCCAGGCAGAATGTCTCGGCGGTTCCGGCGGACAACGCGCAGCTGAACTTCGCGGGCACGGCGGCCATGCCCCACGGGATCAGCATGGCCTACCAGAAGGGCGCCTTCGCCTTCGCCAGCGCCGACATGGTGATGCCGCGCGGCGTCGACTTCGCCGCGCGCGAGGTGTTTGACGGGATCAGCATGCGGATCGTGCGCCAGTACGACATCAACAACGACAAGTTCCCGTGCCGTCTGGATGTCCTCTACGGCTACAAGACCATCCGGCCGCAGCTGGCCTGCAGGTTGGCGAACAACTAGGCTGACGGGGCTCCGGGCGGCGTACGTCGCCCGGAGTGTTCGGCTTGCAAAGCCTTGGGTTGAGTTCTAGGTTTGTTCCGGAGCTCGATTGGAGGTTTGGATGCTGCTCGCGCTTGCTCTTGCTGCGGTGTTGGAAACGGCGCCGGGACCTTTG